CGCCTCTGTTGCTATTCAATCATAGACTTTCTCCCAATCATTATCCTTGATGATCCACTTAGCCCTCCAGCGTGGAATCGAATGAAGTCCTGGGTGTACCTGTAAGGACCCAGGCCGGTTTCCTTGGCAGTTTATTGGAAACTATAAAGGACTGCGCTGCTCTGGGACCCGCCAGGTGTATCGCAGAACAGGAAGTCCTTCCGGCCCATCACAAAGGGCTTAATGCTGCGCTCGGCGCGGTTGTTTGAGAATTCCAGCCTGTCGTCCTCCAGATAGGGTCACTGTTCCAGAAGATAGTGCAGAGTCTTGCCCAAGGCGGACTTCGGTGCGGTCTGAGTCTTCAGTGCATTTGCCCATGCCAACAGAGCCTCTTTTCCTGCTCCAGACGCCTGGTAAATCGTTCTTCTGCTGTCAACACGACAAAAGTCGTACTCCAGCTGGAACAACCTTGCAAAATAGCACAGGGCCGCTGCCGGTTTAGAAGCAGGCTGCTCTTCCATAAAGGCGTGAAAATATTTTTATGCTGAGTTTACTTTTTTGCCGGAAAAAGCTTTTTAATATTTAGATTTGCAAATCTAAAAACAAATTAAAGGAGACTTTTTTCATGGCAAAGACTGTGCGATACGTCAGTACCAGTAGCGGTGTGAATGTGCGAGATGCCGCCGCTGGCAACAAAGTCCGTTCTCTGCTTCAGGGTACCCTGATGATCTATGACACCGCGAATGCGCCTGTCAAAAAGGCTCTGAACGGAACCACCTACACCTGGATCAAGGTCACCTATTACTATCAGGGCGCCAATGATCAGTACCTCATGGCCACCGAAGCGACGGGGTGGGTGACCCAGGACAACACTACTAAGGTTTCCACCACTGTTCCGGGTAAGTCTTCTGTCTATTCCGGCAATCAGTCGTATAAGCAGAATGAGCGCCTGGTAAACGCGCGGTACATCTTCGACTATCTGCGCTCTCTTTCCTCCACCAAGCGTTGGAGCGTCAATGCCATCTGTGCTACGCTGGGTAACATGGAGGCCGAAAGCGGCATTACTCCTGGCAAGTGGGAGGTGCCGGAGAACGACAGTAAGGGCTTCGGTCTGGTGCAGTGGACTCCTGCCACCAAATTCATCAATGCGCTGAAGGCTGGCGAAAGCAAGACCGACATCGATGTTCAGCTGAGACGCATTCAGGCTGAGGTGGATGGTACCTATAAGCAGTGGACCTCCGATTCTCACAGCCCTGCGATGACCTTCTCTGAGTACACTAAGAGCACCAAGTCCGTCGCTACTCTGGCGGAGTATTTCCTGCGGTGCTACGAGCGGCCGGAGATCACCACCGGTATGGTGTCGGAGCGGAAGCGTTGTGCGGAAAAGTGGTATAACATCCTGTCTGCGGTGGGCGATATCTAATCGCTCAACAAAAAAGTGACACCGTTACGCCTCTGAAATAAGGTGCCAAACAATAAAAGTGCCAGGACGAGTTACCTTGTTCCTGGCACTTTTCATTTATCAACATTTGTGAGAATAATGTGAATTAAACTAAGCGAAGTGCAAAGGAGACAATATGGACATTTCTTCATTTGGAATTACTGGGGTAGCTTCGATTACTGCTATCTGCTTCCTGGTAGCTGAAATAATAAAAGCCACCAAACTAAACAAAAAATGGATACCCCCAATCTGTGGTATTTTAGGCGGTGTGATGGGACCAATAGCAATGAAGATTATTCCATCTTTTCCTGCTTCGGATATGCTTACCGCAGTGGCTGTCGGTATTGTTTCTGGCTTATCCGCTACTGGTATCAATCAGACATATAAACAACTTACAAGGAGATAACCATATGGAACCGGAAATAGTTGTTGCGTTTCTCTCTTTAGTGGGGACACTTGGTGGTTCTTTCTTAGGTGTATTAGCTTCAAACAAGCTAATAAATTATCGAATCCAGCAATTAGAAAAAAAGGTCGAAAAGCACAATAATTTAGTCGAGCGCATGGTACTTGTTGAAACAGAAGTTAAATCAGCTCAGCATCGATTAGATAGCCTGGAGCACAACTAAAAAACAGAAAAATCACAAGACTTCCTGATGAAATATCTTATAGCGAAATTTAATCCGAGATAGTAGCTGGCCTAAACGACTGCTACTTTTAAACACCTAATACTATAGAAAATGTTAATTTCCTATCATCCAGCAAGGTATAAACACTAAAAGTGTATGCTTATACTAGAAGTATTTTCTTGCTATTAGATTTATTTCTTCATCTGTAAGTATCTGTTCACCTGTACGGTTCAAGGGGGTACAAAAATGGACTGCCCCCCAGTCCACGCAGCATCCGGGCGGCATTTTTGCCGTCCGGTCTTTCTTTCAAAACCATTGGCAAAGGAGTAAGCCGGAAAAAGAAAAAGGGCGGACTGCTCCCCAGGCGTGGAGTCAGGCGCAGAAGAATGGACATTTTCGGTTTTCTCTGCTTCTTCGCCAGACGCAGGTAGGGTCGATTCGGCGGGCTGCTCCGGTGCGGGCGGCTGCGGCGCCTCGGCACAAAGGGTATAGAGATTGCTGGTCTGGCCGCCATTCTTGCGCTCGTCAAACCGGGCCTGCTTAATGATGTAGCCAGCTTCTACCAACTCATCCAGCGCCCGCTTGACCGTAGAGATGCCATAGCCGCACTTGGCGGCTATGGTCTTGATGGATGGAAAACACTCGCCCTCCTTGTTACAATGCAGAACAAGGACTTGAAGCACCAGTCGCGTCCTCGGTCGCAATTCAGAAGAAAACGCCCTCTCCATGTATTCAAACTTTGCCATTCTGTCATCCTCCCATGTCTGGCACTCTCTTTGTTACAATCGCCGTTCTCCCATGATGTACGGCTCCACCAGGCGCTTATACAGCCTCCCATTGGCCCGGTTTGCAAACAGGTCATGGGATGCCTCCGCCATTTCCAGCTCGCCGCCGAACAGCTCCCGGCAGTATTCCCGGAACTCTCCCGGCACACTGATGGCCACCGGGCGTACCTCCAGCCCGCCGCAGACCTCCAGCGCCTTGTGAAAGGCCGGAATCTCATAGGGCAGGACGCTCCCGCACAAAAGCCGGTGATCCGCCTCCCGGAACACAGAGGTGGGCGTTTGCATCACGCCGCAGTCGTAGATGATAAACTGATAGTCCCGGTCCGGCTCATTGGTCAGGTAGCAGTCGATCCCATCAATGGCATAATGTTCGCCGGTGGGAACCGCCTCATAAACATTGAGCAGGAGCTGAAGGTGCCGGTTGGTGTTGACCTCAATATAGGCCACCTCCGCGCCTCTGGCCGCAAGCCACGCCGCCAGATTGAACGCCGTCACCGTCACGCCGCTTCTGCGCTGTGCCCCGGCAACGGCAATACGGACATTTTTGGCGTTCCAGCGGTAGGGGGTGATCTCGTCCTCCGGTTCCTGCGCTGGTTCCTGTCGGGGTTCCGGCTGGCTTGACACCGGCGTTGGGGTCACATACCGCTGCATCCCTTCATCGGACAGCGCATCTCTCAGCTCGTCGGCGGCGTCCTCCAGCGTTTCCGCTGTAATCAGGTTCACCACCCCGATGGACAAAAGCCGCTGGATACAGCCGCTCATATCCTCACAGCCGGACAGGATCACGATGATACGGGTGGAAAACATCATCTGGAAGGATCGCAGAGCGAGGGTAAAGTCCTCGCCGCTTTCCTCAATACAGGCCGCATCAATCAGGAAGAACTTGGCCGTGGCATAGTTTCGCATATCCTTGGTGACAAAACTTTTCAGGCTGAACTTCCCAACCAGCTTTTTGGACGGCATGAGCATTTCATGGGCCGCGCCGTCAATCAGCCCGCTTTTCTGGTTACTCGTCAAGTACAGCAGCATACGATGTGCCTCCCATATCCATGTTTTCTACCGCCCTTTCCGGCTCTCCTGTCAGCAGAAGGACAACGCCAACCACTACAATGGCGATGTAGATCAATAATTCAATCAGTTTATTTCGGTTGTTCATACCATGCTCCTTTAATAGATCGCCCAGAAGGGGCCGCCAGCGGCGGCGCCTTTTCTGGCTTCATCCAGAATAATGGAGAGGTCCCATTCCTGTTCGCTTCGCTTGTGGCTGGCAGGGTCGGCCACCAGGATTTTCCCCTCCGCAGTTACACCGCGCAGGACAATGAAATGCCCGGAGTTGGTAAAGTGCCCTTTTGCCATGATCGCCACAACCAGCTTCCCATCCGCCAGCGCGTCCACCATCGCCTGCGGGTCATCCGGGGGAACGCTCTCCCAGGACAGGCCGTAGGCTTCGGCTGCTGCCGGGATCAGGCTGTGGTAAGAGCCATTCCCTTCGCAGCGGTGTCCATTCGCTACGGACCATTCGCTGAGTTCTACTGGGTCATGGGGCGTCCCGGTCAGGGTCGATGTGACAATCGCCATCGCCGTGGGGCCGCACCCGGCCTCGCCAATCGTGCCGGATGTGCCGTACATGGTATCTGCCCACCGCTCATCCAGTTGGTTGTAATAGATGACCTCCCGGCCTCCATCGGTAAAGACCACGCCCTCGTAGCTCTGGCCGCTGCCCTCAATGTAGTCCTTTTCATAAATGCCGAGCTGCTGGTTGTAGCCATACTCTTTCTGAAAATCCTCCACCACACTCACTTCATCGCCCACCAGCCATTGGGACAGCACGGAGAACGGGCTGGTAATCAGATACAGGATAAAGGCAATCAGGAGCAGCAGGCCCAGAACCGGGGCCAGAATGAGAAGGAGCGTCCTCCTGCGGCTTTCCTCATCGGTCGCCGCCCTTGACGCCGCCTGTGCCAGCAGCTTTGCCGTCAACGGATCAATCGCCAAAACAACACCTCCAATCAGCCCATTTCCGCGCCTATGTCCGCCAGCATCCGGTCGAACTGCTGGCGGATTTTCTCTCGTTCCAACCCCGCGCTGTCATCCATGACAAACTCCTTTTTCCCGTCCTCGTTCTCACGCACAGACACCGCGTAATCCCCATTTGCAATAAAGAAGGAAGTATAAAGGGCTTGGATGGCCGGGGCGGGCATCCGGGAAATCTCAAAGGGCGTGGCAGCGCACTTGCTGTTCCAGGAAAAGAGGTTGCGGGCCGCATCCGCCGTCAGCTTCATCCAGTCGTAATCAAATTCTTCTTTCTTCATCAGGCCGCCAAAGTCGATCCCATCCGGGGAGAAATACCGTTCCACCTTTTCGGCAAGAGCCGGATGGGAGGCCATCAGGTAGAGGGCCGCCTGATAAGAGCAGTCCCGCTCTCCGCCCCGCCAGCGCATTGAGGACAGCTTGGTTGTCAAATATTCATACCGTTCCGCATGGTTCATAAAAACACCTCCATAATTTCGGGAATAAGTACGGCGGCTGGGATATACCCAGCCGCCAGAATATTACCGGCCGCCCGCCTTGCCCATGTAGGCAAACTTGTAGGCCGGAATCTCAAAATTGACATGAAGCCGCTTGGAGCCAACCAGGAACAGGGCGTGTCCCCGGCGCTTGCTTTCCAACAATTCCTGCTCGGCATCCGTCAGGTTGTAGAGGTCCGTGGTTTCCTGAAGGTTTTTGCCGTCGCAGCCCATCAGGATTTTGTAGCAGGGAATGTCCAAAAGGGCCTGCCCGTACATCTTGATCTCCGGCGCCAGGAAGTCCACCACCGAATGAGAGATAATCGCCAGAGCGGATTCGTATTTTCTGGACCGCTTCTCCACATTCCGCAGAAAGGCCAGGGATTGCGGCACCTGCGGGTCGATCATCAGGTATGCTTCGTCGCATACCAGAAGCACACGCTCCCCGCGATTGTTGCTCATCTGCTCCCAGCACCAGGTCAGCAGATTGAAATACTGCGTCCGCTTGATGTTGTCCGCGGCGTTTTGCAGGCTGTGGGTATCCAGGCAGACAAAATGGGAGTCGGCCTCCAGCGTACTGTGCCCGTTCCAAAGGAAGCTGTCGCTGCCCTTGGCGGCGTCATACAGCAGCATGGCGAGGTCACGAAACACCGGATTGCCAGGATTGGCCTCGGCTTTCTTTTCAATCAGGCCATGGAGATCTTCCATGATGGGAAAATCCGTCGCTTTGAGCTGGCGAATGTCCGTGTCCCAGAAGATACCGAACTGATGATATAGTTCAATGACCGTCTGCTTCAGGACGGCCTTCTGCATATCGGTCAGGCTCGGCAGATACAGGGAGAAAATGATCTCCAGCGTTTTGATATGGAGCGCCATATCGGACATTCCATTTCCCTCATCCGTATAGAGCTTGTCGGTTTCGTCCTCATCGTCACGGGGCGCCGGTCTGATCTGCAAAAGGTTGGAGCGGCCGTTGCGCCCACCGCCAGCGTTCAGCCAGTTCCCACCCAGGTTCCGGCACATATCCTTGTACTCGGATTCCGGGTCGATACAGAGGATTTTGGTTCCCTTCATATACTCAGACAGCATGATATGCTTGACCACGGTGCTTTTGCCGATACCGGCCACACCCATGACAACGAAGCTGCTGTTGGTGCGGTCGTTCCCGCGTGTCCAGGGGTCCAGAATCACCAGCCCGCCACTGCTGTCCTTGGCAAAATAATAGCCCCGGCCGTCGCTGTAACCGGAGCTTGCGAAGGGGAAACCGCCCACAAAGGTACTCATGGGGATGATGCGGGAAACAATGCTGTCCACCGTCCCATTGGCGGGGTAGGTGGGCGAAATGCTCTGAAACCCCTCCTTTTGCAGATTGGCAAGGGTGCGGACCTTGCATTTCTGAACGCTGAACGCGCTCTCCACACGGCGGCAGATTTTGGAGAAGGCCGCCTCGTCCTGCGCCACCGACATCACCGTGAGCGACATCATGGCGACGGTTTCGCCCTCCTGGTCGATCTTCTGCATGATATGCTCCCCGTCCTCGGCGGCCTTCTCCGCCCGCTGACGGGTCAGCGGGTCTTTGGCGCTGTCGGCGGCGCCCCGCTGCTGGACAATGCTCTTGGAGAGGGCGGAGATCAGGGTGCTGTTGTCAATCGGGGTGATCCCCACCGACACAATGGTGCTGGGAATGTTTGTAATCTTGGAGAGCCAGCCCATCTCCACCTTTTGCGGATAGCGGACCGCACCGTAGACCTTTCCCATATTTTCACCGATCACAAGGCTGTTCCGCTTGATTTCCAGCCCCATCGGGGTAATGACATTCAACAACGATTCATTCACAGGGAGCGTTTCTTCTTTCTTCTTGGTTCCTAACAATGATACACCTCCAAATCAGTGACACGAGTACGGCACACCGATATAATCCAGCACGGCGCCCAGCCCCAGCTCATGGATGCAGTAGTGGTACTGCTGGGGATGGGTTTTCTCCATGAGCTGAAAACGGTTCGGCTCATGCTCCAGATGAACGCCGTACATACAATACATACACCCCGATCTGGAAACGCCGGTGGTTTTCAGAGCCAGGGCGCCGTTCCTCTTTTTGACCTCCACAATGTCCCCATAGATAGGGGCATAGGGGATGCCGGTCATTTTCAGATAGCGCAAAATATCTTCCTCCCGCCAGAAGGCAAGGGGCTGGCTGAGGGGGCGCCTGCGTTCATAGCCGTTGCAGCCAAATTTAAGGTAAGACTGCTCCCGCAGCTTGCTCTCGCAGGCCAGCACCCCCGTAATGGGATGCCGCCCGGACTGTCGTTCAAACTTGTTCAGCGGGGCCTTTTTCATGTGGTAACAGCACCGGGCTGAAACCGCAAAGGGGGCGTCCAGAAGATACCTGTACTTCTCACAGTTGTAGATCGACTTCTTTCCATTCTTGTCCAGCAATTCACCGTTCAGGCGGGCCAGACGGTAAGGCTGGCCCTTCCGTGCGCCGCTAATGGCATCGGACACTTCCTTGGAAATGACCGGATAGCCGTATTTTTCAATAATCTGCGTAAACGGATAGCGTGGGCGAAGCCAAATCACATTGTCTTTCGTTTTTACAAAATCGCGCAGTTCAGGGTATTCCAACCCTGTGTCAACATACACGGCGGGAATATCGGGGCAGACCTGCCGTGCCAAATCAAGGAGTACCGTGGAATCCTTACCGCCCGAAAAGCTGGTAAAGACCTGCCCGTTGTACGCCCTGTACCATTCCAATATTTTCATCTGCGATACTTTGATCTTTTTTTCGAGGCTCCAACCCTGCATGATGTTCAAATCCTGCCGGGTGTGCTTCATTCTTACACAACACCTACACTTTCTAAAATCGGGATCGCCGCTTCAAAACCGGCGTCCTCCAAATGCACATAGGCCGGGTTATTCACCAGATTGCACAGCCGCACAATGTCCTGCTGCTCCAAAATCTCGGTCTGGATGCCGCAGTCGGCAAAATAGCCCGACAGATATTTCAGCTTTTGAAGCAGCTCACGCTCCACTCCATCAACCGTCCTGTCCCAGATTTTGATGTAAAACTGCCGTTCCACCACCTCGCCGGAGAGGGCAAACCCGCCCATCTCCACGATCTCATGCTTCAGCAATTCCTTCTGCTTTATATCCGATGAAGAAGTGAGGGTAGAGGACAACTCCGCCATCAGGGGAGAAATGTCCACCGGGCGGGAAACCGCCAAAAGCTGAAACGGATATTGCCCGCTGGACAGGCTGGCCGTGAGCTGCTTGGCAATCAGGCGTTTTTCATTCTTGCTGAACAGCTCCGTACTGATGGGAAATATTTTCAGGTACGCCAGCGCCATGCCGTCACGGGTGTAGAGGAAGCTCCCGCGAATATCCTTGACATTGACAAACTCATTGGCGGTCATCTGCGCCAGTTCTTCCTTATCCCTGCTCTTGGCCTTCTTGCGCTTTTCTGAGAATTTCAAAAAAAGAAGCGTACCGCCTCCCAGCAGTACGCATACCACAATCATAATGGTCGGCAGCAGCAACCTATCAACCTCCCTTTCTTTGCCGCAGCTTACAGTTCCAAATCATCCTCGTCCTCCAGTTCTGGTTTCGGCTCATCGGTATAGTCTGGCAACACATCCTCAACCGCAAATCCAAAGCTGTGTCCGCCGATCCAGTCCACTTGCATAAAGGCATACAGTTCTTCAAAGTTCTTGCTGAAATAGGCCAGTTCTTCTTCGCTGGCCCGTTCTGTTTCTCCTTCCCCGTAGAGGTAGGTGCCCACCTCTGCATAAACTCGGTCGCTTTTCGGCAGGCTCCTCAAATCATCCTGGATGATTTCATCCTCCAGAAGATCCTCCGCGCAGTCCGGGCTTCCGGGAGCGTAGTATTCTTCCAGCAGGCCGGAATCAGAGGCCAGAGTCACAACAGAAAACATCTTGCTCATTTTGAACCACCACCTTTCCGACCCCCGAACATCAGCCGCAGAAATTCCTCCGTATCTTTTGCTGACCGCACCTCAAAGGTCACGACGGAAGGCCGTGGCTCTGTGAAGTAGTCCCGGAAACAGGCGATTTGTTCCTCGGTCAGCGATGCGCCGCGCCCTTCCGGGGTATCGCCATAGAGAAAGAAAGTCCCGTGGATCGTGTCACTCCCAAACTGGCGGTTAGCGGGCAGGCCCATCCATTTGCCACTGGCATTACAGCACAGGACGGTTTCATGGGGCAGGGAGATACATTCGATCTCGCCGCCGACAATGGCCTGCCGGTGTTCCAGGGAATCCTCCAGCACAGCGGTATAGGGGGCCTTTCCCGGCTCAAATATCATCACCCTGATTTCTCTATTGTTATTCATCGTCTTTTCCTTTCTCATCATGGGTTCCCCGGCGCGATATGCCAATCGTCATATAGGGAACCGCTGATCGTCACGGAATCGGTGAGATTGGCGCAGAGCATCCCAGCCGGGGTCCAAATGTCCATCACATGGGTATTGACCGTATAGCTTCCATCGGGGAACCACACCGGCGAAAAATGGACCCGCTGCTTATAGGTGCTGTAAATATTTTCGGCAAACTGGAACCGGGCTGTTTTTCCGCTGGAGAGCCGGTCCAGCAGGCGCCAGTAGGTCGTATAGTTAAATTCAGGGAAGTAGGAAACCGCTGTCTGCCCGTAGGTGTAGTGGGACATGGGCGCGGATGTGCTGACCGTGGCGGTGACAGTGTTGCTCACGCCGTAGCCGGATTTCATGGTGTTCCCGGCCGCCGTAGGCACCTTCTCATCCGGTTCAATCCTTGTGGTGGCAGTCATGGATGCGGAGTAATTGTCCCGGAAGAAGTCATACCAGCCCTCATCCACCCAATATCCATCATCATCGCCGGTGCTGTGCCACACCCAATAGGGGTGCCACTGTGCCCACCACACGTTCCATGCGGCGTAGGACTTTTCCTCCCGGCTGGGGGCACTGCTGGGCCGCCAGCTTCCAGCGGTGTCAGTGGCTTTCGGGTCCGGCGGGTCGTTGCCGGAAAGATCAACCACCTTTGCCTTGATAGTGGTCTGGCTTAGAGTCCCCCGGTTGGTGCGCACCGTGATGGTAATATCCTGCGGTTCGGATGGAGTATGCCACTTCACCCATGCAAGCTGACTGTCCCCCTCCGGGATGACGATATTGTTCATTCGGTAGGTACTACCGTTGATGCTGAAGGTCACGGTGGCGGGGCCGTCCGGGTTGATCTCAGAACCGGCATAGAGCGTCACCGGCGTTATCACATCGGTGTCTACCCGGTATTCGTAGTCATAGTCGGTTGGTTCCGGCTGTTCCGGGGGCTGTTCCTCAAACCGAACGATGCCCATGCCCAGGTAGGCGATGATGGTGTCATTGGAACAGGTCTTGTTCGTGGGGCCGGAATAGGCCGCAAAGCCCAAATCTGAATATTCAAGATACATCGCCAGCGGGAGATTTTTATGGGTCAGGCTTGTCATGGTCCTGCGCAGGGCGCCGCCCGTCTGGTTGTCGTAGAGCGCCGCTTCATGGGCGGTCATGGCGTACATGACCCCGTTGTGTTTGAAGTAGGCGATTGGCTCCAAAAATAACTTGTACTCGCCGCCGATCAGCTCGTCATAATTGATACCTGTCTGCTGTGCCACCAGCTTGACTACATACTCGGAACAAAAATACTTCTTGATGGCCTCAATATTTGCTTTGGTGCTGCCGCTGCTGATAATGCGGGGTATAGCCTGTGCAGGCGTATAGTAATCATAATTTCCTGTGGTGGGGGAAATGCCCGTCCCTCTGCTGTATTGGATTTTGCTGACCTTTCCAAAATGAATTTTGATCGTAGGATTTTTGTTTGTCAGGTCAAAGGGAGTAGACACTGGTTGACCGGATTCGGCATCGACAACCGTAATTCTCACACCGTCCATACCCGGATTCCATGAGTTCTGCGAGGTTCCCTGTCCCATGCTGCCGCCACCGCCGTCCACATTCCCGCTGCCTCCGGTATCGGCCAGGGCGCTCATGGGACAGATGCCCAGGATAAGCAAAAGGCTCAAAAAGAAGGTAAAAATCCGTTTCAAAAGCGCACCTCCAATCTGTTGTTTTTGAAAAAGGGTATAAAAAGAGTACGGCATTTCTGCCGTACTCTGTGTTAATGTTATCCCATAGTGCCAACTTGTTTATTTATATCTCCGTCTGAATCAATATTGTGCTGCACAGAACTACCTCCTTCATCGGGAATCCAGCCGAAGCCCTCAATGTAGATAGAGCCGTTCTGCGTATCGCCGTTTTGGGGCTGATTGGCGGCGGGGTCGGAAACAATCGGCTTATTGTTCTCGCTGGCCGCCTGCTGTTCCTCCGGGGACGGGGCGGGCGGCGGAGTGGTTTCCGGCTTTTTTTCACTGTCGGTCAAATCAACATCCACCTGATCCTCCTGTTCAACATTCAAAACAGGATTGGTCTGCTCCTGCGCGGGGGTGCTTTCCGGCGCGGAAACATCGGGAACCTCCACTGTGGGGGCCGTGGTTTCTTCTTCCGGGGGCTGGCTCACATCCTCTGTGGTAACATCCGTAGGGGCAGCGGCCGGGTCCGTCCCGGACGGTTGATCGTCTTTGCCGAGCATGGACACGAAAACACCGATCACGATCAGCAGTACAGCCGCCGCACCGACAATGGCAAGCAGCTTCTTATTTTTTGCGTTCATCTGGAATCCTCCTTTTAAGGTGAAATTATATCAAAAAATCAATATGTTCCTCCGCCTCCATTATACCAGTTGCACAATACCGGCGTCCAGGTGGAAGAACACACAAACATTTTTTTGCGCTATGGGAAACCGCCAGGCAGAAATAGACAAAAACCTAAAACCGGGGAACATACTTGGCGTTCAGCTTCATGGTGATCCGCATGGGCGGCAAATGGCCGAACCCAAAGGAAAGGGGCACCTCCACCGTGACCGTCCCTGTCACATTGAGCTGGGTAATCCCTGCTGGCGCGGAGGGGGCAAGCGGGGCGTTCTCCAGCTCCATGCGCAGATCATAAAAGCGGTATTCCAAATCCGGCCCCGCGTATTTCAGATACCGCCCGTCCTCGTACACCAGGCCCAACACCTGTTGCAGCCGGTCATATACATTCCCGGTGGTAACATTTTGCGTCCAGGACGAACCGGAGAGCTGGTAGCCGCCCGAATACCCTTCCCGCAGACCGGGGTAGGCTTCATCCCAATTCTCCGTTGCCACAGCTACGATAGCGGATTGAACAGAATCCCGGACGCCCTGCGCCACGATCACCAGCCGCATATATTCAAACACCACGCAGGCCAGAATCAGGCAGCAGACCACCACCGCAAGAATCATGGGTGTCCCCTGCCCGGACCTGTCTTTCAAAACCGTTTTCAGCCTGTTCATTTCCAGTACACCTCCGAGGTTCCTGTGGCTCTTGCAGTGAGCGTGACTGGGAAGGACGCAAATTCCCCGAACAGGCCGAGATTGACGGTGGTGGTAAGCGTCACCGTCACCTCGTTGCCGAGCTGGATTTTGCCGGTGTCGCTCCATGAAATATCAGGGTCAAGTCCCGTTTCCTCCCGGAGATCCGCCGCCTTCGCGCTGGTGGCGGAACCTACCCGCCCGTTGATCTCCGCCGTCCGCACCAGCTCATCCGCAAACACATCCAGGTTTTGTTTCGCCACAAACACCGGGGCGATGCGGACCACCAGCGCCAGAACAAGAGCGACAGCCAGGACAAGGACGCATACATCCACAAAGCCCTCCCCGCGTTTTTCTTTCAGCAGCCGCCTCAAACAGCCACCTCCCTTCATCAGAACAAATCTCCAAAGGCTTCCAGGACCACATAGCCCAGAACACCCAGATACATCAGCAGGAAACAGCCCAGCAGCATAAAGGAATACTTCCGCATTTTTCCCGGCTGCTTCATGGCCTCCAGCTTCAGCTTTTGGAGTTCAAGCTGCTTGAAGGTCATGGAGAGCATTTGGAAGTACATAATGCCGTTGTCGCCTCGCTTGACAGAAATCAGCCCGCGCACCACATCGGAGAGCATGGTACTTCCAATCCGGCTCTCCCAGCGTGTCAGGGCGTTTTCCTCGTTGCCGGAGGCCATATCTGCAATCGTGATCTCTAACTCCCGTTTCATGGCGTGACCGCCGTTGTGCTGATAGGCTTTCAGGATGTTCAGCACATCACGGGAGGAACGAAGCTCCTGCTCCACGGTATTGACAAAACGGGGCAGTTCTGTTTCAATTTCTTCCCGCCGCTGTTGGACGATCTCATCCGCCCGTTTCTGTTCTTTGAAAAAAACGGCCACCGCCAGAAAAAGAACCACCGGCGCCAGAATAGGAAAAATCAGCAGGGCCGGTATTACCAGCAGCCCGATCAGCCCGCCCTTGACCCAGGCCGCCGCCACATAGGTTTCCGGGGACATTTGGATTTCGGCGGATTTAAGCTGCGCCTCCAGCTTGCGCCGCTTATAGGCGTCCAGCCGAACCAGAGGCGCGGCCTTTGCCGCCATATCGAACAGGATGGCGTTCATGCTGTTCTTTTTCGCCTTTCCCCGGTTTGTGACGGTCAGCACGGCTTTGGTGCTGGCGGAAGTAGGCAGCCGGAGAAGTCCGGCCAGTAAAAAGAACGCTCCCAGGCCAAAGAGCGTTCCAAAGCATAGTAAAATCAAATACAACCTGTTTCACCTCAATTCCTTGTAATACATTCGTTTTAGACCGGTGTTCCGGCTCTCTGCCCGTGGGCGCCCCGGCACATTCCAGCTCCCGCCGCCCCGCAGCCCCGGTGCGCATGACCACCCGGAGGCCCGCAGGCTGGCCCCGTTTTCCTCCGCCAGCGTGTAGGTGATGATCCTCCGAAACCCCATCTCTCTGGCGATTCGGGCACAGCAGCCATAGAGGAAGCTGCATCCATTGAGAATACCGTCTGTGCAGAGCCGTGTCACCTCGGCAGTTCGTCCATCGTCCAGATACCGGGAGATCGGCCGTCCCACAACGGCAACGCCGTGAAGCGTCCCCTGCCCATCGGAGAGCGCCACACAGAATTTACAGCCCTGCGCCCGCCCGCTGTGGCGGTGGTGCTTTTCAATAAAGCGGTTTGCCTCCCGCAAGCTGATTGGAATAATCTCCGCGATTCTCACCTCCAATGAAAAATAAAACCACACACAACACTTCCATATTGCGTTCCCATCGGTTATTATAAAGTCAGAAAAAATACGGCTTGCAAGATGGAGGAGGTGTTTCCATGCAGTTCAATAAGAATGAAAGAAACCCGTCTGTTGCCGCGCTCAAAGAAGCGAAAGAAGCGTTCCAAGGCGCAGCGGAAGAATTGGGCATTAAAGACGAGCAGGATGTTGTGGCTCTGGTGAAAGAAATCCGCAAAACGAGGCAGGGTACGGAAACACAAGAATGA